TTATAATGGCAATCTAACACAAGGTAATTTTGGTAATGTTGGACAAGTATTAACCAGCGCAGGTGAAAACAGTGCTCCAAGTTGGACTAATATACCAGCGCCAGCAGTCGCACAAGATATCACCTCTAACGGTGCTATGAGTATAATGACCTATGATGGTAATCTAAAATATGTAAGCTATGCTACCATTGAACCATCTAGTGGTAATGCTAACGTTGGTAACTTAGGTACTTCAGGAAATATAACTGCCGGATACTATTTTGGTGACGGCTCACAATTAACTGGTATTATAGCAGGAGCCGCAACTTCGATAGCAAACGGAACATCAAACGTAGACATACCTACATCCGGTGGTAACGTTACTACATCAGTGGGCGGAACTTCTAACATATTAGTTGTAACAACAACCGGAGCAAATATAACAGGTTATGCAAACGTAACAGGAAATATAACCAGTAATAATGCCAACATTGCTAATGGAGTGTATATTGGTTCAGGCACAGGCGGCAATATCACTGGAGCAAACTTAATAAATGCGAACTATGTCTCTACTAGTTTGTATACATTATATAGTTCAGCTACAGCTATTTCAGCAGCTGGTTCAACAATCTCAGATGCTACTACTCTTACTAAACAAATTAACATAATAAATGCCGTAAGCTCAGGACAAGGAGTCAAGTTACCAGTAGGTATTGCAGGCATGACCATTTACATAACAAATGCTACTGCTAATAGCTTATTGGTGTATCCTCAAGTGAACTCTGCAATTAATAACTTAGGTGCGAATATCTCTTATACAGTAAGTGCCAATACAACTGTGAATATTATCGCACCCACTACTACTCTTTGGTACACAATAGGTGCTAACTAATTAGGAAATAAAATATGATTACACTAGAATTATTACAAAAAGTATGTCCAAAAACTAAAAAGGAAACTCTTGATAAGTTTGTTGTACCTCTGAATGAAATAGGACCAAAGTACGGCTTATTCGATAATAACGAGCGTATTGCTTGCTTTATTGCTCAAATAGCACACGAATCAGGAAGTTTCAACTATATGGAAGAGAACTTGAATTATAGTGCTAAAGGCCTGTTAGGTGTATTCAAAAAATACTTTCCAACAGAAGAACTGGCAAAACAATATGAAAGGCAACCAGAAAAAATAGCTAGCCGTGTATATGCTAATAGAATGGGCAACGGACCTGAAGAATCCAAAGAAGGATTCAAGTTCAAAGGCAGAGGATTAATCCAGCTTACTGGCAAAGATAATTATACTAAATTTGCTAAAGCAATGGAAATGCCAATAGATGACGCAGTTGAATACTTAAAAACAGTTAAAGGTGCAGTTGAAAGTGCAGCTTGGTTTTGGGGAGCAAATAAACTCAATGATCTTTGTGATAAGAATGATTTCATTACACTTACAAAAAGAATCAATGGTGGCACTATAGGGTTAGAAGATCGCAAACATCATTATGATGTAGTCAAGGAAGCATTAAAATAAATGACTAGTCCTGTTTGGAATACATCAGCCGGCACATTAGGAATATTTCCAGCAAATTCCTCAGTATCGGTTCAATTATCAGCATCTGCTACACTGCCTGCAACATCAGTAACATATGAATTATTGAGTGGGGAATTGCCTACTGGTCTTTCTATTTCAATTACTGGTTTAATTACAGGTACTACTTCTGATGAGCAAGTACAAGAAACTATTCAGTTTGGTGTTAGAGCTACAGATAATCTAGCTGGGTTCAGAGATAGAACCTTTTCGATGACAATAGGCGGTACTAATGTTCCGCAATTTGTTACTCCGGGCGGTACTCTTATTGCAGTATATGATAGTATTTGGACTGCACTCAATATAGAATTTACTAACCCAATTTCTACTAATCCTGTTACATTTAACGTAGTTGAGGGCACGTTACCATCTGGACTTGAAATTAATAATGCAGGATTAATTAGGGGATACGCCGCAGCACCTACTCAAGAAACAATATACCCTGCAACAACAACAACTGCTTCAGCAACATCAGCAACTAATAACTCAATCACTTGTTTCTCTACTATGGGATTTTATGCAGGTAGAACTGTATCTTTTAGTTTAACTGCATTTGGTAACATCATTGAGAATCAAGTTTATTATATCAAAGAAGTAATCAATTCATCAACCTTTACTATTTCGACTACCCAAAACGGTCCAGAAGTAACGTTGGCTACCGCATCAGGTTTTATGCAGGTATCTTTACCTCAAGTTTCAATAGGCGCACCTACAATTAGAACTTATACGTTCAATCTTAGGATAGATAGTCCTTTAGGCAGTGACATTGAAACATATAGTATTATTGTGATTAACCAAAATCTTCCTATTAGTGCAGGTGGTCCTGGATTCGCTTTCAGAAGTCCTGTACTTTATAATACTAGACCGCCAACTTATAACATTCAAAATGATGAATTCTATGGGTATTATGTATTACCTCCCGCTAGTTTATACGGTGAGGGTGGCACTTATCCATTAACTACTCCTGCGCCGATAGGTCAGTTTACGAGTGATGAATTCTTTGCATGGAAGTCGATAGGGTATAGCTACGATAATGCTACGTTAAAATATCAGTATGTAGGGTTACCATCAGGATTATCAGGTGATTTTGATACCGGATGGATTACTGGTACTCCTAGTATTCCAGTTAACACTATCACCGAATATGATTTTAGTGTTGTAGTTTATAATGCAAACAATACAGCGATAACCACTCCTGAAATAAAATTCTCAATGATTGTTGCTAATAATATCATAGGTGATATAACTTGGTTAACACCATCAGATTTAGGTAACATATATAACGGCACCGTAAGTTTGAAAAGAGTCGAAGCAACATCTGATGTATCGCTAGAATATACTGTGGTTTCTGGAAGCTTACCACCCAATCTTACACTTGATGCAAACGGTGATATTATTGGCATTGTTGCTTGGCAACCTACTTCGGCATTATTATCAGCCGGCGATCAAACTATATTTACATTCACAGTGCAAGCATATTCTCCGGTTCATTCAATTGTAACATCTGAGAAAATATTTACGCTAACAGTTATTCAGGAATTTGATTATCCAACCGATACACTGTATATTAAGGCAGCGCCAACATTAGAAGATAGAAGACTTATTACTTCGTTACTCACGAATGAAACTCTCATTCCAACAGATATGGTGTTCAGACCAGATGATTCTAATTTTGGAAAAGCACAGAATGTTACATATGTTCATGCATACGGAATTAAATCAAGTTCAGTAGACGAATATATTGCTGCTATAAACAAGAACCATTACTGGCGTTATATCACATTGGGGTCATTACAAACAGCAGTAGCTAAAGATTCTAATGGTAATGTACTTTACGAAGTTGTATATAGTTCAGTGATCGATAATCTTATTAATCCGCAAGGTACTAGTGTGCAAGAGGATATTGTTTGGCCTTTTCGTATAAATCTAGGATTAGGGCCATGGTATACTTCGGTGACAAACATTTTCACTAGTTACGACTTACCTGCATATTTTAGTAGTTTAACTCCGGGTTCTACTCGCTTAGTATATCCAAATAGCTTACCTAACATGAGAGACAGAGTTAGACAGGAATTGGGCCCATCTATTATTGAACAGGGTTCTTCTTACTATAAACTATTACCATTATGGATGACTTCACAACAAGCATCAGGTAGTACACTTGGTTATACTCCGGCTTGGGTAATATGTTACACTAAGCCCTATATAGTTGTTGATGGCCAATCATTAACATATGCTGAATTCAATGCGTTAGGCTTAGATAGTAGTCAATATCAGAGTTACGCTGAAATTATTAAGAATAACATAGAAACACTGTGGAAGAATAGTGATGGTGAGGTTAATAAACTTAACGTGATTAATTTTCAATTAGATAGATTTACAGTAGATAAGAGTAGCACGTATAACTATAACAACTATCTGGTACCGCCCGCTTGGATTAGCTTACCTAGTGGACAACCTGTACCAAATCCAACAGATAGCGAAGATTTTTACGTACTCTATCCTAGAAAAACAATTTTACCTAACACAACACAGTCATAAATACAAGACGGAATTACTATATGAGTACTATTAACACTAACGGAATCGACATCAATTATCCTATACCCGGACAAAATAACAGTTCTCAGGGTTTTAGGAATAACTTTGCTGCTATAAAAACTAATTTGGATACTGCGGGTACTGAAATCACTGACCTGCAGAATAAGGTTATTCTAAAGGCTGCACTAGCTAATACTACCCTGAACAACGATATGGCTAATGCTCTTATTAGCAACGCTTCTACCAGAGGGTTTAGATCAACTACTTTTAATTTGGGTAATGCTCTTTCTGGAACAGTTCTAGTAAATGTTGCTACAGCAGATGTTCAATATGGAACAGTAACCGGAGATGTTACATTACAGTTTGGAAGTTGGTCTCCCGTAAACACTCAAAGCTCAGTAATCTTGCAATTAGCTATTTCGAATACACTTGCTACGATTACTTTCCCTTCGCAAGTGATCGCAGTTAGCGACGATTATGGTGTCACCTCTCTTGAGAACTACCAGAACATATCCAATGTTGCAACAGTAACAGCTCCTTCAGGAGTAACTCAACTTAATTATAAGTTTACATCGTCCGACTGCGGCACTTCGATCTATGTACAACCTATTAATAGAGGGTATCAGGCTGCACAACTTCAAACTAGAACTCCTTCGCCAACTGGCTTGCAGGGTGATGTATCCGGTGCAGTATGTGTAGATCCAGCGTTGAATCAGTTACTTATTACTAATTTAACATCAACCTCAAATGTACTTACTACATTAGCTAACACAACACAATTGTATACTGATTTGCCAATGGTATTCACTGGTAATTCATACGATGCTAACTTGACTGTAGGGCAAACATATTATGTTAAAGATGTAGTTTCTTCTAATACGTTTACTGTTACTAGCACATTGGGCGGAGCAAATGTAGAAATTACTGCTAATGCTTCTGGTACAGATATGTTTGCTAATCCAGTTGGTTATATGTATGTTTGCACTAACTCATATGATTCTACAACTTATTCTAGAAACGTATTAAACACTTATGCAACAACTAACTACGTTCAACTGTCAAGCACTAACAACTTAGTTGAAAACTTCCCGATCACATTCTTAGGTAATGTATTGGGTGGACTACAAGCAAATACAGTATATTATGTGAAATCTATTGCTAACGTAAGTTCAGCACCCGGTAACATTACTGTTGCTAGATCAAGAACTAATGGTATTGCAGGAACAGAAGTAACACTTACTACTGCAAATGCTAACGCAAATACTTGCACTGTGTGTGCATATATTGGTAGTGACATTTGGAAACGAGTACAACTCACAGCATTCTAATATATGGAACACCCTTTCATACATGAATTGGATAAACTCTCACTAGAGGAAATCCAAACTAAAATTTCCGAATTAACGGGAAAACTAAATTTTGCATCTCGCATGGGGAATGGTCAGTTAATCAATCAATTGAACATGGCTATAGAAAGTTATAGAACTGCTTACTCCAAAAAAATGTCAGAGATGATGAGCAAAGTTACATCTACAGTAAAGATAGAAAAAAGTAATGGCAACTAGAATAGAAAAAGATTATATATTTGAAGCAGGAATGCATTTTGAAAATGCATATCAAATAAATTCATTTGAATTGACCTTACTCATGGAGGTCGATACTGATGATATGCATGAGCAAAACATTGCGATTGAAAGACTAGATCATTTGGTTTATACTTGTTTGCAAAATTGTGTTTTTGTATCAATGCATGAAGCCGAAGCTATCGAAAAGTATAGACAGGCTGGAATAGAGGTTTGTACATTAAATTATGAACCATATGATCAAATAATTGCCTCGACCCTGATGATCAAAATGAATTCCATTATTGAACAAAAACTTAGTATTCAAGATATGGTATTTGGATCTAAGTTAACTGGTGGTATCAGATTTACTTTTAGCTTTGACGAGATACCCAAAGATTATTTTACTAAGAATTGGTGGACTGCTTCAAATATTCGAATCAATGATTTTGAAATCAAAGAAAGTAATGTCGTTAACTTATTTAATAATGATTGGGCAACACTAGAGTTGCTTTGGAAACCAATCAACTCCTAAATATTTGACAATCATGTAGCTTAACGCTATACTTGCAAGATGAAAAAAGATCAATACGGCCAAATGATTTTTGATGAAGACGATTTGGTATACTTCTATTACAAGAACAACAGTGGAAAAATCAAACGTGCTTTGGTCACTAGTGAAATAACACTTGATCAAACGTTAGACATTGAAGACGCACCCAAACTAACTCTTTATAAGCCAGATACTATTGGCATTCCAGAGTTTGACACCATCAAACAAGAACTTTGGTTCTTGCCCGAACAATATAAAAACTTCGACATTGCAAAATGGGTATTAGAACAGTGCAGTAATGAAGCAGAATTACAAAGAGCAGGTGAGGAACTCTTACTGTATCAAGAGCAAGACTTGTTTATGCTGCTAAAGTATATGAAGTATTTGGTAGATACCATGCGTTCCAATAAGATAGTATGGGGAGTGGGTAGAGGTAGTAGTGTTGCTAGTTTTGTGTTGTTCTTGATAGGAATACACAAGATAAATTCCTTATATTATGGTTTGGATATAAAAGAGTTTTTACGCTAATGCACACTAGATTAAATATACTAACAAAGGAGATTCCATATGAAAAAGCATAAAAGTGCCTTAGGCAAAATTGTAGACATGGCTGCACTTGCAGCAAAAAATGAAAAAGTTCGTGCTGTGGGTAATATGAAAGTTAATGCCCGCGGTGATACGATTGATGGTCATGGTAGAGTAATTGTACCTGTAACTCAAAAAGTAAATGATGCATATGCAAAAACAGTGAACAACACATCTGCTCAAGTTGCTAAATCCAATCAAACTCCTAACAGACCCAAGCAAGAACTTACGGTTGACGAGCAAATTATTGAAGATTCATTTGAAGAAGATTTAGAAATTGAAAAGATCAAATCAAAAGAGAGCAAAAAGTAATGGCACTTCTTACACCAGATAAAATTGATAGCATACATCCTTTGGATGATACCGTTATAGTTACTGATATGGAATTCAAAGAACGTATCACTAGCGGGGGAATCTTGCTACCCAATGATGATATGAAAAGTTCTGGTATTCGTCCACGTTGGGCAAAAATATATGCAGTAGGCCCAAATCAAAAAGATGTTAAAGTTGGGCAATATATCCTAATTGCTCACGGTCGTTGGACCAGAGGCTTTAAAATAGAAGACTCAGAAGGTGTGAAAACATTGCGTAAAGTGGATATCAATGATATTATGTTAGTCAGTGATGAGCCTTTTAAAGATGAAACAATGTCGGATAAGGTAATCTAATGATAAACAACTGGAGAATGAATCTAGCTAGAAGATTGGCTAACTCATACCTTGAAAAGAGTCCAAAAAATACTTTGGCAAGGTCTATATTTTCACATAGTTCCCGTGTAAGTATTAATTTATATAGGGCTCAAAGTGGGTTCGTGTTAGAATATCAAAAAGTTGATAATATGATAGGTGAGATGAATGACCCATCTTTGCACCTAATTACTGATGATCAAGATTTGGGTGAACGTATCGCCCAAATTATCACACTGGAAATGTTGAGGTCTTAATGAAATCGAAGCTTTGGGTTGAAGCACATCGCCCTAAAAAAGTATCTGAGTATGTATTCGTAGATGCTAGACAACGCGAACAAGTAGAGAATTGGATTCGTGACGAGTCAATTCCTCATTTGCTATTGTCTGGTGATCCTGGTACAGGTAAAACAACTCTAGCCAAAGTTCTTATCAATGAACTGGGCATAGAAGAATATGACATACTTGAAATAAACGCTAGTCGAGAAAACGGTGTCGAGATTGTTCGTAACAAGATCAACACGTTTGCACAAACTATGCCGTTTGGTAAGTTCAAAGTAATTCTACTAGACGAAGCCGATTATACTTCTGCTGAGTTTCAAGCTGCACTACGTAATGATATGGAAGCATATCATATGACTGTACGATTCATTTTGACTTGTAACTATCAGCATAAAATCATTCCGGCACTAAAGTCGCGCTGTCACGAATTCCACATTGCTAAAACTGATCTTACTGAATTTACTGCAAGAGCAGCAACTATTCTAGTAGAAGAGAATGTTGAATTTGAATTGGATACACTTGATACATATGTTAGGGTAACTTATCCCGATCTTAGAAAGTGTTTGAATCAACTACAAGTAAATTCAAGTACTGGAAAGTTGTTAGCACCCACAACAAGTAGTTCATCTAATGATGATCTGCTGATTGAATCTACCAAACTTTTTAAGTCTGGTAAGATACTTGAGGGAAGACAGCAATTAATGCAGTATGTTTCTATGTATCCAACTAGAGTAGAAGATATATATGTATGGGCATATACGAACTTAGACCTTTGGGGCAAGACGCAAGAAAAGAAAGACCAAGCTATTATTACGATTAGAAATGGGTTAGCTAATCTTGCGTTAGTAGGTATCCCCGAGATATCATTGGCAGCAACTCTTTGTGAACTCACTACACTTTAACCGCTACTATTAAGCGAAGAAATATTAACCATACTATTAGAATACAGTAAATATGTTAAATAGGTGAGGAAGTTATGAGATATTTGTTTGTATCATTTTTACGTAAGACTGGTGGGCAGATAGATGAAATGGTTAAGGTGAATAAAAAAGTTCGCCCGGCTGATTTGAACTCCTGTAATATAATTTTAGATTTTGCTAATAGAGAAGTAGTAAAGTGTGTAATTGAGGGTAAAATCCTAGATACTTCTTTTGATAAGATGGAAGAGTATTATAAGCGAGTATATCCCGCTTTGATCTCCCAATTAAAAAAAGAAGCACCAATTACTGCTAATGAAAAGTAAACGGGGGATTTACTCCCCCGTCCTTTTATGGATACAGTCTAAGTACGTGTTCTATTATTCTGTGTCGTTTAATATCCTTAAGTTCAAATTCGCAAATAGCTATTCCAGGAATAGCATTTTCACCCAATTTAGTTTTTAGGTCTAGCAATCCATTATCGTTAGTTCTGCGGTCGGTTTGTTCGATATCACCAGTTATAACGATCTTACTACTTTCACCTATTCTAGTCATCAACATTTTAAGTTGAGATGGAGTAGCATTTTGTGCTTCATCTAGAATGACATAACTATACTTGAATGTTCGTCCCCTACAGAACGCAAGTGGTGTAATTTCAATGATTTGATCATTGAGCATATGCATGATTTCCCTCATAGGATAGTATTCTTTCAATATATCCAGTAAAGGTTTTACCCAAGGTTCCATCTTAGCGTTGATATCTCCCGGTAAGAATCCATGCTTTTCATCATCTACTGCTACTGCAGGCCTAGTTAATACAATACGATCACAATCACCTTCTCTAAGGGCTTTGATAGCTGCTAACATAGCCAAGTATGTTTTACCAGTACCAGCCGGACCAGAAACAACTACTATATCCTTATCGTCATCTATAAGGGACATGATATATTTTTCTTGATTTATAGATTGCGGGACTAGATTAATCGGTTTACGAGTTGTTTTGACTTGATTAAAGTCTATCGTTTTTGATTCATCCATATTATAGTATGTGTTGTTTTGTTTTCTGTGATTATATTGCTTTTGATCAGCCTGTTTCCTGCGAAGTTCACCAGTCTTTCTTTTGCTCAATTTGTACCTCCTTAAAAGTAACTAAAGCAATATTATTTAAAGAGTGAGAATTGTATATTTCAAGTGCTATTTTATGCAACCATATTTGATAAATATCTTATTAGTTGGGTTACATCCCAAGAAATATTATTTGATGTTACAATGATAAATACTATATGACCAATAGAGTAGCCGATAAATTTTTCAATGACGTTAACTTTGTAAGCATTGTTAGCACCGTCAAAGGTATTATGACCAGTGACGGTACTATGTCTATACTTTTAGATTTTGAGCGTGTACTGGACGACTGTGACTTATATGCTTACAAGAACTGGGAATGCGGCGAATTAGTTCAAGGACCTACTGTTGGTAGATATAGCGTAAATTGTACGTTTATGTGGCCTTGCAAATTAATGCCTGATCCACGTGGTGCAAAGCGTTTATTATCTATCGGATGCAAGGTAAAGTTTTTTAAGACTAAAGTTAAAGTTCCAGTTAAAGTTACTAACTATGATGACTTTGTACAGGGTACGATGTATCCTAAAATGATGGAACGCAAAGTTTGGCTAGTCAACATAGAAATTCCTCTTGAATTGATGGATTCCATAAAGCGCGGTTCAATTGACCTAGAAGATCAGACTATTGATTTAAGAGAAATTGATGATGCATATGATGATGATTTAGACAAAGAGGGAGCAGGTGGTCCAGAAGGGGGCGCTCCTGGCATGGAAGGTCCTGAAATGGGTGGTTCTCCTGGATTTGGCGGACCTCCCCCACTATAAGGTGAATTATGAAGAAAAAACTGTTAGAAGGTCTTGATTATCACGACATGAAGGGACAAGTAGCTCCGGCAATCACTGTGGATGAGTATGCAGCAAGAACTGGCAAAGATAGCGATATTGTAACGATTACGTTCAAGACTAATTCAAAACTAGCAGCAGAAGACCTTACTTCTTGGCTAGAAATGGGATATGACTATATCATAGACGCTAGTGTAAGTACTGGTGAAATCGAATCAGGTAAATATCTAGTGTTTGCTGAACTTAATCGCAGAAGAAATGTCCCAGAAAGAATTATTGATATACTTGAAGATTTAAATACATTAACCGATATATCGCTTGATGAATGGAATGTTGAAGTAGAGGGTGAGGATTACCCTGCAGATGTAGATAACTTAAAAGAAGTTATTATTACTTCCCCACATGAATATCGTGAAAGAAAAGAACACGAAAAAGAACTTAATAACCTACGTGAGATTGCAGGTTTACAGACTACTAAGATGCATCAGGATGATGACTACATAAAAGGAATTAAGGAGCTAGCAGGGATATAATGGATGAAAATAAATCTATGGATCATTGGATAAAAACACATTGGCGTCCCATGATGGGATGGATGTACATGGTAACATGTGTGTTCGACTTTATTATTTTTCCAGTTCTTTGGTCTCTGTTACAAGCTAAATTGGGTATAACAACAATTCTCCCCTGGGACCCTATTACACTTAAATCATCAGGTCTATTCCATCTATCTATGGGTGCAGTGTTGGGTATTACTTCTTATGGTAGAACTCAAGAAAAAATAGATTCCAATAAGATTACCCAGTAAATTTTTAAACACTGTCTATATCTGATAAAATAAGACATGGACCATTATTCTACTCTAGGCGTTCCAAGAAACGCTTCACAAGAAGATATCAAGAAAGCATATAGAAAGCTTGCTAGTAAACATCACCCTGATAGAGGCGGTGATACTGCAACTTTTCAAAGTATTCAATCAGCATATGATGTTTTAGGTGATCCGCAAAAACGTCAACAACACGATAACCCTGCACCACAAGGGTTCGGTGGTCCCGGGGGATTCAATTTTAACTTTGGTGGAGGTCATGTTGACTTAAATGATATCTTCTCCCAAATGTTTAATCAACGACAACAACAGCAACCACAACGACAAGTATTTCGTACCCAAATAAATGTGAGCTTAGTTGATGCATATAAAGGTACTACCCATGTCTTACAACTGCAAACACAACAAGGTCCTAAATACATTACTATCGAAATACCAGCAGGAGTGAATTCGGGTGATCAAATCAGATACGATAACATCATCGAACATGGTATATTGGTAGTAGAGTTTAATGTGTTGCTTGATCTTAAATTTGAACGTAGAGGGCAGGATCTCTATTGTAATCACTCTATATCTGTGTTAGACTTGATTGTAGGTTCAAGCTTTGAATTTGCTACTATTTCGGGAAAAACAGTGCAAGTAATGGTTAAACCCAAAACACAACCTTATATGCAACTTAAACTTTCTGGGCATGGTATGCCTGTAACAAGAGCAACTCAATATGGTGACCAAATCATCTTGCTAAAACCCTTCATTCCCGATATAATAAGCGACGATGTTATTCAAAGCATTCTGCGTAGTAAATAGTATTATACCTCATTAAGGAGCCAAATGACTAACTCACCCGAAATCGAAAACATTATCGAACACGCTATCGAAGCAGCAAAACACCACAATCATGAATACGTGACTGTGGAACACTTATTGTTGGCGCTGATTACATATGCCCCATTCAAAAAGTGTTTGACTAGTTTTGGGGTAGAAACGGATCTTATGATTCAAGAAGTTTCAGCGTATGTGTCTGGACTTCATGCTATCCAATCCAAAAAACCCAATACTGCTCCTCGTAAAACTAACTCTCTTGAACGGGTAATGAATCGCAGTGTAACTCAAGTTCTGTTTACTGGCCGTAGACAAGTTACTACTATGGACTTGTATCTTAGTATTGGTGCTGAAACTAATTCTCATGCACATTACTTTTTGCTAAAGTATGGCATAACTAAGAATGAGTTCTTGGTACATTGGCAAAAGAATTATAAGGGTAGTGAGTTCGTTACTAATCTCACTGATTCTCAGGCAGAAGAAATTCTGGAAGAATATACTACTAACATGACTGCTTTGGCTAGAGCAGATAGCCTTGAGCCTGTTATCGGTCGCTCTAGAGAAATTGACGATATCATTAACGTTCTTGCTAAAAAGTTCAAGTCTAACGCATTGATGGTGGGAGATCCTGGTGTAGGTAAAACTGCAATCGTAGAAGGTATCGCTTCAGCTATCGTTAATCAAGAAGTCCCTGAGTTCCTCAAAGGACATGAACTATACTCACTTGAAGTAGGTGCATTGCTCGCAGGCAGCAGGTATCGCGGTGACTTTGAAGAAAAAGTCAAACAGGTACTTGAAGCACTCAAAACTAAAAAGAATACAATCCTGTTTATCGATGAAGCGCATACTATGCATTCATCTGGGTCTGGGTCGAATGGCTCAGTGGATTTCTCTAATCTAATCAAGCCTGCAATCACTAAAGGTACTCTCAAAGTTATTGCAAGTACAACTTGGGAAGAATTCTACGAATCGTTTGAAAAAGATCGCGCACTTATGCGTAGATTCTATAAAGTAACAATTGATGAACCTACTCTAGATACTACTGTGCGTATTCTTCAAGGTCTTTCTACTCGCTTGAATGATTTCCATGATGTAGAAATTACTGAAGAAGCCATTAATGCAGCAGTAGATAGTGCCAGTCGATATATCCATGATCGTAAGAATCCTGACAAATCCATTGATTTGCTAGACTCGGCTTGTGCTAAACAAAAGGTACTTGGTAATGCAAAAGCACAGATTACTAAGCAACTCGTCTTTGATCAAGTTGAAAAGTATACAGGTGTACCCGCTGATAAATTGAGCGGTGATAACTTTGATCGTATCAATAATCTTGAAATGAATATAAAGAACAAGTTGTATGGTCAAGATGACACCGTACAAGAAGTTCTTGAGCGTGTATATGTTAGCTTTGCTGGCATTGGCACTGAAACTAAACCCATCGCTAGTTTCTTGTTCTTGGGGCCAACTGGTACTGGTAAAACTGAGCTTGCTAAACTATTGAGCAAGAATCTGGATATGCCACTACTCAAATACGATATGTCTGAGTATAGTGAAAAGCATTCAGTATCTAGTTTGATCGGACCTCCCCCTGGTTATGTGGGATTCTCTGATTCTCAGGTACAGGGTGGACGTTTGATTTCGGATCTTAGCAAGAATCCACATTCGGTGATGTTGTTTGATGAGGTTGAGAAAGCTCATCCTGATATCTTTAACATCTTCTTGCAGATGCTAGATGAGGGTCGAGTCACAGGTAGCAATGGTAAAGTAGTTAGCTGCAAAAACAGCATTATTATCTTGACTAGCAACTTGGGTTCATCTGATGCTGAACGAAACAACATTGGTTTTGGATCGATGGAAAAGACTGGTGAAGATGATAAAGCTTTGAAAGAGTTCTTTAAGCCAGAATTTAGAAACCGTTTGGATTTGGTATGCAAGTTCAAGAAATTGGATATGCTGTCAATCAAGAAGATTGTAATCAAGTTTGTCGATGACCTGAAGAAATCTTTGCTTGAGAAGCACAACATCACTCTTAACCTGAGCGAACAAGCAGTAGAGTATCTTGCGGATAAAGGTTATGATAGCAAGATGGGTGCTAGACCGCTTGCACGTAAGATTGATGAACTGATTCGTGTTCCGCTATCGAAGAAGATTTTGTTTGAGCGTATCAATAACGCTAACATTATTGCAGTGGTTGAGAATGATGAGATCGTGTTCAACATTACCCAAAAGTCTATCGCTCATGTAGGAGAAGACGGAGTAATTTATGTCGATAATACCTGAGACTATGAACATCAGGATAGTTCGTAGATCAAATTTATACTTTAACAAATACAAGTATAAGACGGTTACATATATTCCCGGGGCATCATTAGCTAAGAAGAGCAAAAATTTAAATGAGTTTTTTAATACCCTCGAGTGGAAAAAACGTTATAGTTCATTCTATCACGATTTGTTACCTGATCAGGAAACTATAGATAGACTAATCACATTCTTGACCTCTGAGAAAGATTACGCAGTTAGAACTGAATGGAACTCAGTTTCATTCTTTTTTAACGATATTTCTTTGTTGCAAGATATTAATGCTATTTCTTCTATTGGATTGGTAGAAAGTGTTGAAGAGTATGAGCATGGAAGTGTTGAGTTAGTAAATCCTAAGTTCAAGTTTAGAACTTACGTAAAACCATCTTCAAGTGTTGATACAAACAATAAAGTATTTAATTTGTTTACAGACTTTGTGAAGTATAACAAGAATCTTACTTCGCCGGCTCGGTTTTCTAAATCTATCAATGATTTATTAGAGGCGGGCTTGGACAATAGGGCTTCCCGACAGTTCTTCTGTTGGTGGAGAGGCGGGCATATAGATTACAATGATGAGCAGATGTTAACCATTTTGCATTTGTATCTTAGTCCAATTATTTCACAAACTGTAAAGTTAGTTAAAAAGACTAAATCTTGATAAATAATAAAAGAGGAAGAGTAACATGAGTTCACCTGACTTATTTAGAAAGTATATCGATATCTTGAACGAGAACAGTTCCATGAGTATTGAAGAGTTAGCCACAATTAGTGATAAAGCACTTGATGATGCATATCATTATGGTCGTAGCTCGCCGGGAAACACTTTCGGATGGCAAGCTAATCTTAAGAGTGCTGAGTTTGCAAAAAAGGCTATTGATTCCGGTGAGATTGATATTGATAAAATTTCCGATCAAATTCATAAAGGTTGGAATGTTACTGCCCGAGCATTCGTAGAAAATCCTGATCAATTTGATGACACTGCAAAATTAAAAGCAGCCGGCAAGTTAGAAGCTAAACTAGCTCAACGTGAAAAACTAATGAATATAGAATATGCGTCATTACCCGAAGAAGAAAAAGAAAAAGATAGAGTAGTTGCTCGCGCATTACTGCAAGCTATCAAAGGCAACAATTCTTAATTCAATACAAATCAGCCTAAAAAAGATAAATACTCTATAAGTTATGGAGTATTTATGGCTAGGATCATTGAAGACATCGTACTAATCAAGTTCAGCAAGATTGTCAAGAACAATGAAGTTTTTGAAGATTCTCTTGTTAACGCAGAATTGCAACAAGCATTGGAACAAGTCGCCCAAGAATTAGTGGGTGAAGGTGTAGTAGTTGAGGTTGAAAAAGCCTAATGCCACAATCTACTACGTTAATCTTATTTCCAGAAACCTCATATATAAATCCAGGTAATGGTGCACCCTACACAGTAACTGGTAATACTCAGCCCGCTGCTGCATATTACTTAGGTAATCGTGATCTACAAACAGTTAATACTCGGGTAAGCGGTATGACTGGTAATATCGTTGTAGAAGCATCATTGGCTACTAGTCCAGTCGAAGCTGATTGGTTTAAAGTCTATCAATTTACAGCTAATGCTAATGCTGCTGCAAACTCTGCCCCGCAAATCGCATCTAATGCTTCAGTATATACTAACATAGAAGGTAACTTCGTGTTTATGAGAGCAAAGATTGAAGACTTTCAGGGTGGCATTGTTCAATATGTTAAGTTGAGTTATTAATATGCGTATATTAAATGAAGGTGGAAATATTTGGCCAGAGTGTGAGACAGGGTTTGATCCAGGTAAAGTGGGTAAACCATTAACCAAAACTACACAAAAATATCTAGACCCGATTGGAGTCACTCTTGAAGTAGTGGGTTCTTGCTGGAAACCAAGATACGATGCAGATGGAAATGTAGTACCATCCAATGACTTAGATGCATTACTAGACGCAGACACATTGATGCAGTATTTTGGAACTAAGGATGGCAGTACAACTCGCAAGGCTCTAAGTGAATTTTTACAAAAGCAAGGTCTTACTACTAAGTTAGCAGGGGTCACAGTTCATACTAAAGTACCAATGAATGGTACATGTTATCAGGTTGATATTAAAGTAGTAAAGAATGCAGCAGAAGTAGCACAATACCACAGACATGATATTCCACAAGGCAGTCCTTATAAGGGTGTTAATAAGCAATTAATAATGAATGCATTAGCAAGCAGCCAACGTATGTTATGGAGTCCTGATGAGGGACTTTATGCTAGAGATACTGAAGGTAAGAAAGCAGAACTATTAACAACTAACTGGGATAAGATTGCAGAGTACTTATTAGGCAAGGGCGCAACAGGTAAAGATTTAGGTAGTGTTGAATCTATCTTAGCAAAAATACCAGACGCTGCTCGTAAAGAAGAAATATTAAATATGGCTCGTGGCGGTCGCAGTTGGCAAGAACAAACACCTAACATTACAGAGTGGTTTCGTTCAGTATTGGATATGCTAAAATGAGAATAAGAGAGCTATTAGAAGCAGTTCAACCTAAAATTGGTAGAAAGTATCAACATGTTGAGGACTTAGTATTAAGTCATGGTTATTTAGGTGGTAAACACGCAGTAGAAAGATTACGTCATTTACAAGAAGAAGGTGGTACTATCGAATTAAAATGGGACGGCATGCCTGTTGTATATTGGGGTCGAGATGCAGATGGCACTTTCATGATGATTCCAAAGAATGCTTGGGCTTATATCAAGAGCGGAAAAACACAAACTGCATCTGGTGCACCTACAGTAATGCGCTCACCCAAAGATGTTAAGTCTTTTATTCTAAGCACAGGCTCGGGTGATCGTACACAGTTTGCTGAACAGTTTGCTAGTCTTTGGCCTTATCTAGAAAAAGTAAGTCCAAAGAAAGGATTTTTAGAGGGCGGATTACTTTTTTATCCCGGTAACAAACCTGACGGTAAAAGTGCTATGCCAGTAATAAACAGAAAAACAAAAACATATGATTTCAAACCAAACATCACAACATTCCATGTACCAATGGACAGTGAATTAGGCAAGAAGATTGCTAATGCAACAGTAATGGTAGCTGCAACAGGATATTATCCAACATTGGGCGGTGATGAACAAAGACTAGATAATGCAAGTAGTTTAAGCACGCCGGACGTTATTGTACAGGGAACAACTTATGTACAAGACCCAGTAGATGTTGACGATGAAGCACTAAACAATATTGATAGTTACCTAGACTCTAATAAAGATGTTATTGAAAACTATCTATCCGCTAAAAAAGGATTAAACAATCCAGCTGGCGAATTATACACATACTTGAATCAGCACCTTAGAACAGACGGCTTAGTAAGAGATTTCCCAACTTGGGCAAAACAGAATCTTAGCGAAAAGAAACAAGAAACCATGTTAGCTGACAAGAAAGGATATGAAGCTGTATTAGGTGCTATAGAAGCATTGGGCAAAGAAAAACAAAAAATCATTGATGTTTTAAGTCAAGGGTTACATGGCGGTCTTAAGCAAACTAGACCAGAAGGATATGCACAAGCACATCCTCAGAAGAGGTTTAAACATGACATACCAGATCAATTTGTTAAGTTTATTGACCAATTAAATTGGAGGCCGAGTAAGTAATGGCAAAAGCAAAGTCAGCAGTAATAGGCTGGGGCCGAGGCATGGGTCACACCGGTCATGATGAACTAGTGAAAGCTACTATCCACCAAGCTCGCAAGACAGGAGCTACTCCGTTCTTTATTGTATCAAAGAGTTTTGGAAAAGATGATCCCATTCCACCTCAAATGAAGCTTGACATGTATAAAAAGAAGTTTCCTGAATATACTAATATCTTTTCTGTAGCTACTGATGAAAAGCCAAGTATCAATGATCAATTAGCATTAGTAGCATCTAAAGGATTTACTGACGGTACATTAGTAGTAGGTGCAGATCAAAAAGACGCATTTGGCTATATGATTAGACCTGACAAATCAGGAACAGAGCCTTTCAAGAAGTTTGGGTTTGATACATTCACCGTAATGAGCAGACAAGAAACAGGTTTACCCAGCAGTAATCCTGATAGCCCTGATTACCATGAAGGACCTCGCGCAACACCAATGCGTGAAGTTTTGCTTGACCCTAACAAAACAGAAGATGAGCAGTTTGAAGTATGGCGTGAAGCAATGAGTCAAAATATAAGTGACGATGATGTATTAGCTATGATGAGATTAGCTAAAGAAAATCTCATGAAGTTCCATACTGAAAAGCCAAAAGGTCGCAAGTTAAAAGAATTCATCTCAGACATGAGAAAAATGATTCATGAAGCTTCTCCTGCACAAAAAGTGAAATTACTGAAGTTACTAAAAGAATACAACGTTAGACAAACTAAAAAATTCATTCAAAGAGCCCATGATGAAGAACAAGGCCAAACTTACGGAACTCTTCCCTATTCTTCCCATCCTAAACAAGTAGCTAGAATCGGTAAAAAGTTTTTTGGTAGTGAGTTCGGAGAAGATGCGCGTAAAGTAGCATTGTTACATGACATATTAGAAGATACTCCGTATACTGCACAACAGTTGGCTAAGAAAGGATTCAGTAAAGAAGTAATTCAGGCTGTACAGTTATTGACAAAAAACACAGCATTATCATATGCAGACAATATCAGTGCAATCATAGATAGCGGGAACAAGTTAGCTATGATGGTTAAGTATGCTGATAATTATGTAAACTATACAGGTGACAAGTCTGATTGGGCCCCAGAAAAGGCTGCGTTGTCTCAGAAAAAATATATGGATAGTTTGAACAGATTAGGTGATGTTTTGGGAGTGAAAAAGCATTTAGAAGCGCAAACGAATGTTACCGAAAATGCAGATTATCTGTCGGAAAAATAATTTCACTCAGTTGTACAGATGTAAATATTTATACAACATGAGAGGAAAACATGGCCAAGAGTACAAAAACTAAAAAGAACGTATCTGTTGATCAACTTAAAGAAGTTGTTGAACAGCAAGCAGAACAAGCACAGCAGCAGGAACAGCAACCTGGACAACAGCAAGTACAAGTAAACGTAGATTTCCTTCGTACTACTCGCGTACACATTGCAATGCCCTGCTATGGTGGAATGCTGACTGAATCTACGTTCATGAGCTTTATTAAATGGGCGAACACTGCTCGTCAATTGGGGATCGATTGGACTTTAGAAACAATGGTAAACGAGTCGCTTATCAGCCGCGCTCGGAATACACTTACTGCTAAATTCTTAGATATGCCCGATGCAACGCACTTGTTCTTTGTTGACGCTGACATTGGCTGGGAGCCGTGGCACTTACTTGTTCTCTTGAATCGTGATGTAGATATAATTGGTGGCTTGTACCCAATGAAAACTATGCCCATTAAATGGGTAGTAAACGGCTTCGATGGAGCAGAAGAAGGTCCAGATGGTCTTCAAGAAGTGTCAAAAGCAGGTACTGGCTTCCTTCTTATGAAGAAGCATGTATTTGAAAAGATGAACTCACACCCTGCAGTAAAACAGTACAAGAATGATATCGGATTAGATCCTAAGTACGACAAGTATCTCAAAACTTATTTCGATACTGCGGTTCGTCAAAATCGTTATTATTCCGAAGATTGGACAGCCTGCGAGAACTGGCGTGATTTAGGCGGAAGAATTTGGGTTGACAAGAGAGTACTACTTCGTCATTCTGGTTCTTATGTTTTCTGTATGGAAAATCAGCAG